CTGCCAACGTCATCCAGTTCAATCCTTCGAGTCTCGCAGGCTCTAACATATTCGTGGGAACAGCCGGGTTCAACGGTCTCGTCCTCGCGCCCAACGGAAACGTTATAGGCGTCCCCCAAAATTCAAACATTCTGGTCATTAACCCGAGTACTTTCACGTCATCAAATGTCAACAATCCTTCTCAGACCTTTTATAACGGAGGGTGTCTTTTGCCCTCAGGAAACATCGTATTCACGCCATCTCTCGCCTCTAACGTCGGCCTTTTCGATCCATCTACTTTTGGGTTTTCAAATTTCACGCCTACAGGAAACTCCTTTTCAGGGGCGACCCTCATTCCAAACGGTCAAGTTATTTTCAGCCCCCAAAGCAATCAAATAGGAATTTATGATTCTTTAACTCCAGTATCAACTGAATTCTGCCTGAGCCCTTACTTTAATAAATTCTAGATACCTAGTAGATATGGTCCTTATAACCAATTTTGGGGACGTGACAACGACTGGAAACATGTCCGTAAACGGAACTCTTACCGTCTTGGGCGTTAGCACGTTCGCGAGTATCCTCCCTCTCAACGGATCTGTAAGCATAGGAACTCAGGGAAATCCGTTTCAAGGAGCATGGGCAACCACCCTGAACGTGGCCACGACCGCAAACATAAAAAGTATTTTCGGAAACCCCGGAATAGGAGTAGGAACTACGGATTCATCGGGCACGACCCTCTTTGTTCTAGGAAATTTGGCCGTCGCAAATACACTTACGACGAACAATGTTTACGCGGCCACCGCAAATATTATAACAATGAATACTGCAAATATATTCAGTTCTACAGGATTTATTGGAATAGGAACTACGGTCGCATCCGGAACTACCCTTTTTGTCAGAGGAAATATATTTGCGAGCAATGCGATTACCGCCCCGAACATACTAGCTATCAATATAAATACGGTAAATTTGAATACAGTATCTTTGTATGTTTCATCCAATATAGGCATAGGGACGAGTCCGAGCCTCGCGAATCTCACGGTTCAAGGAAATGTTCAGATTACAAACGCACTCACAACAACAAATATTTTTGTATCCAACATTTTTTCCTCAAATATGACAGTCTCCGGGCTTCTCACGGCCTCTTCAATATCTTCAAACCTGATTAATTCAGTCACAATAAACACAACCTCCCTCATTTCTCAAAATGTGGGAATCGGGACGGCTCCCAATTTGGCCAATTTATTCGTCAACGGGAACGTACAAATAAGCAACGCACTTACGACCACAAACATCTACGCGACTACTCTTAACGTCACGACCCTCAATACGAGTAGTATTACTAGTCCGTCCCTGTACATTCTAGGAAATGTGGTCGCGGGGAATGCCGTGTCGACATCCAACATCTTTGCGAATACGGCAAATATAAATTTTTTAAATGTTTATTCTCTTTTTGTAACATCAAATATAGGAATAGGAGGAAATCCGGGAACGACAAATCTCTACGTAGTTGGGAATATGTTCGTGAGTAATTCCTTGACGACCACAAACCTTTACGCCACGACTGTAAACGCAACTACGATCAACACTCAGAGTATTTTCGCGCAGTCCCTTTCAGTCCAGGGATCAGTTAGTATAACGGGGTCCATCACCGCCACAACCGTCACGGCAACCCAGACTCTCTATTACTCGGAAGATTTATTCAAGCGTGGCCCGTATCTTCAGCCCAGTCCCGCAAACGGTTCTACTATTCAGGGATGGATTTCCGCGACGTGTAACGCATCCAGTCAGCCGACGAAAAGTTGGTGGGCCACCTCGGCCGCTCCCACACTTGGAAACGTTACTCAGGCAACGACTGGTTCTTGGCAGGGGAGTGTTCTTTTGCCCGACGGAAGGGTCTTGTTTGTCCCTACTTCTTCGGGTTCCGGAATCGTCTTTTTCATCCCGAGCATCGGGGGATATTCTAATTTTCCAGTGACTTTTAATACTGCGGGGTTTGCAGGGGGGGTCCTTGCTCCCAACGGAAACGTGGTTCTCATTCCTAATAGTTCATATTCAAACGTTGTCGTTCTCAATCCCTTGTCTATCGTATCGTCCAATATAGTCACCGGGGTCGCTGTGCCCGGAGCTTTCCAGGGGGGGGTTCTCGGGCCCACCGGAAACGTCATCATGTGCCCGGCAGCATCGGCCAACATAGGTCTCGTGAATCCAGTCTCTCTGACTTATATAAATATAGGACCTACATTTGCCGGACCGTCTTCCAACTTTGCTGGAGCTGTTCTTCTTCCAAACGGAAATGTGTTTTTCGGGGGGTCGGTGGGTTCCAACTCGGCCATGTACAATACGGCCTGTCTGGCGACAGTATCGACATCTACACGGCTCGGAGGAAATTTTACGAATGTGTACACAGGGACCTCCAACATCTCTTCGGTGTTCTTGACTCCTTCTGGCAATCTGGTCGCTTTGTCTTCTAAACTTTCTGGAAATATAGTTTCAATAGATCCGGTCACTTTCAATTATTCAAATACTTTGAGCAGCGGCGGCTTTCAAGGAGGGGCCATGCTCCCGTCTGGAAATCTCATATGTGCTCCAAACACCGTATCCAACATAGGAATGTTTGACCCTGTGGCTCTTTCTTACTCTAACATACCTGGTACTACTCTTTCAAGAGTGTCAGGGGCTAGCCTTCTCCCCGATGGAAGAGTCATATTCGGACCTGATCCGACTGGTAACATAGGATGTCTGAATTCCATGGTACCAGTGGACACCGCGTTTTGCCTCAGTCCTTATTTTAATAAGTTCTAAGAGTAGATGTCTACGATATATTACGGTGGTCAGAACCTGGCCTCAATTGGAAAGGTCGGCATAGGGATGACGAATCCTAGCACCGCATTACACGTGAACGGCACAATAACGACACCAGGATATATAGATGTCCCGCCAAATAATCCTGGAGATCTTATAAGCGTACGATACGCATCCAGTGATAGGTATGGAATTGGACAATACATCAATGGAATCACTCGCGTGTTTACGTCTGGGACTTTCGCGGGCAGTGTCCGAATTTCAAAGGCCGCCGATGATCTCCGTACTGGTTCGGCAACCTTCACTGATTTAATGACTGTGCTTAGCAATGGCAACGTCGGCATCGGGGCGAGTCCTAATTCACCCCTTCAAGTACAATGCACGGATGGATATCAAGGAGGTATTACGCTATCATCAACGGCCTCGGGCGCTGCTTCATACTTTGATTATATGATTCAAAGAGGACCTAGTAGCGGTTCAACTATTTTGGGGGCGGGTACTAATTTATCAAATGTTATGTTGTTTCATACTATAAACGAAACTTTTAATCCGGCTCCGCCGGGCGGGACAAAAACGGGTTTTGTATGGGCATCTTCAGGTCAGAGACTAGGTATGTATTTTGATACTACGAATACTCGTTTGGGCATCGGGACGACAAATCCTACGCAGCTATTTGAACTGTATTCTCCTGCAGCATCAACCTCCCATTCTACATTATTCACGGGAAATAGGATTCCTCAGACTGGCGGCGGAGTTGCAAAAAACTATTTACAAATTCAGTGTCAGGACGCAACGACATTATCGTTGGGTTCTAATATAACTCTGTTTACTGATACATTCAGCGTAGGTCCTTCAATAGACTATTCGTCGACGCGGCACAATTTTATAAATAATTCCGGAGCTAAAATCGGATATTTTCAAGCCATTCTTTCTGGAAGTACCACTACTACTTTATCAGTTGATACGTCCGGCGGCATATTTCGTACTGGATCTGATGCACGCCTCAAGAATAACATTCAAAATATTCAATATGGTCTCGATGAGATAAATGCTCTCCGACCCGTGACACATACGTGGATAGATAAGAGATACGGTTCTGGTCGCCAAATTGGTATGATTGCCCAAGAAGTTGCTCAAATCTTGCCCGAGGTTGTAGGTGCTGCAAATGATGAAGATCGTACATTGAGTCTGGATTACCAGAAAGTCGTTCCTGTGCTCGTCAAAGCCGTCCAAGAACTCTCAGCGAAAAACGCAGCCCTCGAGGCCCGCCTTGCAGCTCTCGAGGCAAAGTAGGCCCTCTTAAATTCCCAACCTAAATTAGAATGAACTACACGCCGTCTTCCCCAAGTCGCTTGCTGTTCGGAGATTCCCTCAATCGGGACACGACCCTGTACCCCCAATGGAAACCCTCCACCTGACCCGCTCGATTCGGAACATCGAGCGTGTAGAACTGGTCTCAGCCCCTACTACGGAACAATACATGGCGGCTGTCGGAAAGGTCATCAAAATCCTTCCCGACGGAAGGGCCCCATCATAGTCAAGGTTGCGTAAATAAGTTCTGCGAACTTAATAGAAAATGGCCGCCAAAGAGGTTATCCTCTTTGGAAGTTCAAACAGTCGTGACCCGACTCTCTATCCCTCAGGGAACTCGTACGTTCTTTTTCTTTCGAGTCCCGTGAAGAATATAGAACGTGTGGATCTCGTCAGCGCCCGTGTTCCCAACACTCTCTACAATATTACGAATGGAACAGAGGTCCTCACCCTGGGACTCGCAACCGTGTCATTGAATACAGGATTCTACGGCGTATACGACATGGCCACGGCCCTCACAAACACCGGCCTCGTCACGTGTACCTATCTCACCTTTGAAGGAAAATTTCTTTTTAGTTCTTCGGGTCAGTTCAGTCTCACCGTCAATACACAAGAACTTTCAAAAATTTTAGGAATTCCTATGGGTCAGCCGCTCCAGGGGACTCTTGCAGGGTCTACCTGGCCAGCCTACACCAATAAGTACATCCTGACATCGGCCAACATCGTCAACACTTCGACCGGGGACCAAATCTTTCTTGACATTGACGAACTCAGGACTCCAAGACACGTCTTCACAGGCGGACTCCAGTACGTCACAAAGACCGACGGATCTAACCAGTACGTCGCTCAGCTAACATCTGGAGCAGGCCCAAGCCGGGCCTTTGCCCCCATTCCTCTCGATGTAGGCTCTGGGTGCATGAAAAACTTTCAGGAAAATAGTGATTACAAAATTTCAGTATTTTACCCAGAGCCCATAAACTCCCTTCAGCGCCTTACGGTCAGGTGGCTCGACATAAACGGCCAACCCCTCATATTCAACGGACTCGAGTCAAATTCGTTCATCTTGCGTCTTCACGTGAGGGCAAAGGTCATGGAGCCTGACGAGGACGAGACCGAACTCGAGAAGAGGGTCTCTCAACTCGAGATAGATCGTATGGTCGCGGACGCCAGGGCCAAGGATGACCTTCCTCCTCAAAACAAACCAAAGACTCGTTTTGGAAAGTGGACTGTGGTTCTCCTCGCCCTTCTTGTAATGTTGGGTTATGTTGTCTATAAAAGGTTCTTGGTTCCTAATGAGGTTCCTGTCTAGGCTCTCGTGACTGCGTAAATCTGGCCCGGCTTGTTGATGACCACATTGCGGGCCGTCATCTTGATGATCATGTAGACGATGACCGACAGCAGAGTTGTCAGCAGAGCCGTCACGAGGAAAAACTGGCTAGTGTCCCTGGGGACCTTGATGAGCATTCCTACGACGGACCTGACAAAGTCGAGCCAACTGAGAGAGGCTGTGAGGGCCAAGGACCCCACGATGGCGTTGAGCGCAAAAGATTCAACCTCGACAGCTGCTGACACTAGACTACTTGCCATTACTTTAGTGCGAGAAAAAATATTCCAATTACTGAAAGGACCGTAAGGACCAGAAGAACCTTCTCGCGCCAGTCCTGGGCACACCGACAGTTGTGAGTCTGGATGGACCAGAGTGAAGTCGAGAGTGCGAAAAAGGCTACGATCCCGAGAAAGCCTAGCATCTTCGTGAATACGGCCGGAGGTTTCCCCATGTACATTACCAGGGGCCACACGAGAGCCAGAATGTACCAATACTTGAGAAACTTCCTGCGCCAATCGTCAGTACAGGAACACCCTTTCTTTTCGAGATCCATGACCCACGTGAGAGCCATGAAGTTTACGAGAGTCGATCCGACGTGTGCTGCCATTACTATTAATAAATAATTTTTACTCAGTGTCATAGTCTGAAGAGTCTGGCTGAATATTGGAAAATTTTTCAAACAATTCTTCTTCTTCCGAGTCACTCATTTGAAAAATACTAAATTTTGTTTTTTCAAACGGGCGAGGGTCTTTAATTATTACGTAAAAAAAGTCTCCCCCTGGATCAAAGGGCTCCAGCTCCATTACTGATTCATAGCCTTTTCTACCGCATCTTTGAGCGCACGTTCAGCGGGCGTCTCTGGCTCCCATTCTTCCCACGTGTCAGCGCACTCATTGACGATCCTGAGTTGCGGGTCGTCTCCTTCGTACCTGGTCCATTCCTCCTCCTCCTCCTCCTCCTCTTCTTCCTCCTCTTCCTCCTCCTCTTCGTCGTAAATCTCTGGGAAAAGAGAACCTATTTGTTTTCCGACGACGTGACGAGCCGCGAACATGAGGCCCATACGGACATCCTGGACCTGTACGCAGGTTCGGCCAGACGCCTTGGCGTAGTGACTTGCGATGACTATGGCAGACTCCATGGCGGGCAAGAAGATGTCCTCCATTACTGTTTTTTTGAAAAAAATCATAGCAAATACACGAGGTATCCATCGTCGCCCTTTCCGTCGAAAAGGTTCTTGATCGTCTTGAATCCGTCAATTTCTAGAAATGTGTAGTGTCTGGCCCATATAGTCAGAATGCGGTCCTTTGTAGTCGGTCGTAAAAAGAAATCAAAATATTGATTTTTTATTCTTCCCATGTTGACTGATCCGGTAGGTTTTGGATTTTCCGGATCCAGAGAAAAAGAGTACATGTAGAACGGTCTGGTGGGTACACGGGTATGATAATCCAAAAATTGGGTCGTTCCGAGATAGAGGCTGGTGGCCCACGTAGGATTTACTCTCTGGACACCCTCAAAGTACATCGCCATAGAATTCAGGTGATTAATGTTTGAAAATGTACTGGACCAGGATCCCTGGAGCGTGTTCGGGTAGTCGTACCAATAGTCAGGGACAAGAGATGAAGAATTTCTAATTGTAAAGAAAAGTTCCTTGACCGGGTGAAGAAATTGAGTAACGCACCTGACATTAGCGCTCTGGGTCGTCACGTCAAACTGAGCCCGTTCTATGCTTTCACCCAGGTACAGGGTCGGCCCTCTGTTTTTTATAAAATTTCTTTCAGGCTCGCTCAAAACTATAAATTCTGTCAAAAACTTTATTTGGACTGGAGGGACGGGCCCTGACAAAAAGGAGCTTGTGGGGTTCAGGCCGACCCTGAAGTTCATTCCAGGAACGAGCGGAAGTCCGTGTCTTAGACACTGAAAAGGCAAGGGAACCGTGAATTTGAACGGATAGCTCGTAGGAACAAAAAGTGATCCAGGAGTCCCTCCGCCCAAAATACTCGTCAGAGAACTCTGTTTGCTCGTTGGGACCTGACACTCGTTGAGGAGACCGATACATTCTCCCCAAAGTCTTTCTATGAGTTCGGACCCCGAGTAAAGTTCTACAAAGTTTATCATGAGAAGACCGGCCTGGGGATTAAATGACTGCCCGTACGAGATGGGAAAAGTAAAGTCGAGATACATGGATGTCATGAGGTCTCCGTTGAGTGGTATCTCGACTTGTTCCTCGGTTCCGAAATTTAGGTCATTTTTGAAGGATACTTCTATGACTCTGCTCGCGTAGAGACCCTGAGTGGCGTATCCCTCTTTGAAAAATGTAATTTCAGGTTGTCCGGATAAAATGATGTCAGCCTGGCCCAATTGAGCCAAGAGTTGCCTGCCGGCCATCTACTACTCATTGATATATAATTCCTGCCAATCCATCTTCTACTCGCAGAATATTGTAGGATACTGCCATGAGACGGAGAGTCTTTGTAGACAGAGACGCCAATGTAGGAAAAGTAAATGTAATATTTTTTTGATTTATTCTGCTCATGTTGACTGAGCCAGTCGGTCGTGTATTGAGGGGATTCCTGCACAAAGGAACCACGTGAAGAATTCTGTCGGGCTGTCGAGCGTATTTTTCGAGAGGTCCTATAAATCTCATAAAATTGTAATTCATGGTACTAGAATCTATGTAGTCCTCGCCATTGAATCTCAGCGTGACTCCTAGACCAGTATCGGTTTCGTAGACGTACGGGCCGTCCGATGAATCTTGAATGACGAAATATAATTCGCGGACGGGTCCTATGAAATCTACGGGGAAGGTCAGACTCGAGCCTAGACCGAACGTGTCGTACTGGATTTGCCGAATTATGTAATTCTGACGATGTCTCTGGAACCACATGATTTCTGGATCAGATAGGTATGCGTAATCGACAATCACGGATGTTGTGACTGTGTATGGAGTTGGTACTTGTCCCGGAGTCGTGAGTAAATTCTGAAAGTTGTTAAATGTTACCCATATTTCCAAATCCTGAAGATCCAAGGCGCAAATGGGCAAAGAAAGTTCTGCTGATCCATAAAAGAAAAAGGGTAGATTGATGTAATAGGTCCTTGGGTTATAAACGGTAGAAGAATCTAATTTTCCCGTCAAGAGGCTAATTCCTGGCTGATTTTCTTGAGGAACAAATAAATCATTATAAATTTCTATCATTTCTCCCGTCAAGGTTTGTATGGACTGTCCTCCGATCCGGAGTTCTGCACTCTCGACGAGGTATGTCCCCACGGAATCTACGTAAGAATATGAAATTGTTTTTCCGGTCTGGGTCATCCCCACGACTGTAAAGTATGTGTTGGCCGTCACGTTGGTCGTCGTCTGACCGGCTACCTGGGCTGCCATTCCTACCCGAATTTGATAGTTGTTTGAAGTGAGTGTTATAGGAATAACGAAATCGAGAGTGTACCCTCCCGTAATACCTAACGGAAGGGTCCTAGAAGCAACGAGAGCCGCGGACCCCCCGGGAGCCAAGAGAGCATCGGACGAGGCCGACCAGACGGTCACGTTGGACACGTATGAATTGCTCGTCTCAAAGTATGAAGTCAGCCTGTACTGAGAAACGTTGCTGAAAGTGAGGTTCCCCCCAGGAGTCACTGACACGTGATACGAAGATCCATAGACATTAGAGACTGAAAAAAGATTTATATTTGAGGTGGCCAAAGGATAATTAGCGACATTTGACCTGAGAAGAAGACCGTTCTGCCCAAAGTCATTCTGATGGGAGGCCGCGGAGGACCCGAAATATTCTATACCGAAAGAGGTTGGCGATATAGCATTCCCTAAGGGGTTCGTGTCATTCGTAGAAACAATTATAGAATAGTTGTTTGTAGATGGATTGAGGACTTGGACCGGAAGAGAAAAATTGACGCTCGGACTAGATGACTGTGGACTGTTCCATTGAGAAATGACGTTAGCCTTACCGACTCTGTTAAATCCTATGAGCTGCTGTTCCACGAGAGCCACAGAGCTGATGGTATTCGATGAATTAACTGAAAGAGATCCGTAAATGTTATAGAGTCCGGCCGTTCCAAAACTGAATGTATTACTTCCGGATGACGTGTTTGGTGTAATTTGCTGGTTAATTCCGTAACGCGTGAGGCTGGAAAAATTCAGGGTGTTATAGTTTATGGATGAATTGCCAGTGATTGACCAAAATTCGTTTATATCTGTGACAACTACTTCCGCATCAGAACCAAGAGAGGTTCCAGTGGCAGTTTCAAAATCTATGAAATAGAACTGAGTGGTGTCCGATACGATGACCGTGAGGACGGCCCTGGGGTTCTGACCTGAGAACTGAACGTTGTACGTGTAAACGAAATCGTACGTGTATCCAACGACGGGCCGAGCGTCTGTAGACGTGTGACCGACCCCTATGCGGGTCGGGGCTCCTAGTCCGGAAGGAGTTATCATGAATGCATATGTTCCTGGATAATTGAATTGGATATTTCCTGATTTAGAAAGAGTCATGAAAGAAGTCACGCCTATGACGTTGGTAAAATTTTGAAAATTTATATAAGTGGGTAAATTAAACTGAGCTTTTGGCCCATTCGTGGGATTCGTGACCGGGCTCGTGGAAATTCCAACATTGGCGGGGGGAACAAATACCAAAGAGTTTGCAGAGTTCAAGGTTGCCGAGGAACTGTAATTTTTCCAGCCAGACTGGGACACGGAGAAGTTGACCGGACCAGGACCCTTAAAATTCCACGTTACTATTGATTTTCCATTTAATGTTCCGACTGATGAGAAGCCGGCCGGGTCAAGACCCCAAAAAACTCCGATAGTTGTAGCATCGGCCGAGTACACAGACAAGCTCGTGACTCCGTCCTTGACCTGGAATTGCTGAGTCGATGAGCTATACGTAATGTACGGATCAAGTGGACCTAACCAAGATGGAGTCGGTAAAGGAACGACGAAGAATGTCTGTATTCCGGCCGATGTGAACAATTGGTTAGAATTGCCGTTTACAAAAAGGTACGGCTGTGGACTCTGGGCCTCGACGGGTACATTCCATTGATACTGGATAGAAAAAGGGAAAATCTGAGGGAGAGTGACTGCCAAAGTCGTAGACTGAATCATGTCCCCCTTAAAAGGTATTCTACAAATGCCCTGATTTCCCCAATTAATAGTCTGATTTTGAAAAGGAATATTAAAAGACTGAACGCTAAAAGGCGTGTGTCTTCTATAGACTCCCTTGAAATACGTGATTTGGGGCGAACCAGTGAGGTACGCGTCTTGCATTCCGAGAGAGGCGAGTTGAACCTCTCCTGCACTCATTCTATTAAGTTGCTTGAAAAAAAGGAGGGGAGCACAACGTGCGCAGTGTTGTGATCAAAAATATGTCCGCAACTCCCAGGATGACTGTACAGTTGCGAAAATTTGACCCTAAAAGCATGGCAGATGACAAGGTGTGTATATTTATAGGAAAACGTGGTACTGGAAAGACCAGTCTTGTAACGGACATCCTATGGCACAAGAGACATCTTCCAGCCGGGATAGCAATGTCAGGCACCGAAGAAGGAAACGGACACTACAGACAATTCATTCCAGATTTGTTTGTGTATGGCGAATACAACAAATCAGCAATTGAAAAGATTATAGATCGTCAAAAGAAAAACATTGCACTCGGAAAAATAACTCCAGTATTTATCCTTATGGACGACTGTATGTACGATAGGGCCTTCATGAGAGACTCGTGTATCCGCCAGCTCTTTATGAACGGGAGGCACTGGAAGATATTCTTCATGATGACGACCCAATACTGTATGGATATGACCCCCATGATTCGGACAAATGTAGATTACGTCTTTGTTCTTCGAGACAATGTTCGTCAGAACCGTGAAAATCTGTACAAAGCTTTTTTTGGAGTGTTCCCAACTTTTGATCAGTTCTGTCAGGTGATGGACGCGTGTACTGAAAACTACGAGTGTCTGGTGCTTGATAATACGTCCAAAAGTAATGATGTTCAGAATTGTGTGTTTTATTACAAGGCGACTCTCAGAAAGAATTTCAGGTGCGGGTCTGCAGCCCTATGGGATTTCCACAAGAAGCACTATAATCCTAAGCATGGTCTGGCTGGGTCAAAACCGTTAGGACTTGCCAGGAAGAGCAGTTCAGGGTCTGTGATTGTAAAGAAGGTCTAGAGACGAAGAGAGGCCCGCAGGGCCCCGCGCCCCTTCTATTTTTAAAAAGTAAAAGACAACGATAAATGGAGCCATACGATGCGAATGGGTCTACCGATATATCATCAGTGATACCCCAAGGTCTTTTGGAGACTCCGCTGAATCCTCCGGAAAAAAACGTTGGTGAATCTCAAATGGCGGAGTTTTCTACGTCACTTGATGAAATTGTCCCACCCGGTCCAAGCATGCAGATGCAGAATATGGTCATGGGGCAGGTTCCTCCTCCTTCTGCCCCCATCCAGCAGCAATCGCAACAGGCCCATCACGGGAAGATCCCTTTCAACATGACTCCTGAGCAGTACATGGCGTGTCTGGCGGGTCTGGCGGCCGTGGTGGCAGGATCCAAACCCGTACAGGAACGACTCGCATCCTTCTTTCCAAACATAGAGGCGGGTTCCATGACGTCCATGCTCATCACGGCTCTCGTGGCAGCTCTGGTATTTTACACGGCTCAGAGGTTCCTCTGACCCGAGTCCTTCGGACTCGTCCCTAGGCTCTAATATTCTCACCACAATAGGGCCCAACATTGCCCATTGTATACAGGCCGTGCTCTGAGCAGTACTGCTTAAAATCTTTAAAGTTTTCCCAGAAATTTGTCGAGTGCTCGTATTCCGTTACGGACGAGTGACACAGCTCGTGAATCAGCACATGCATTGCTGTATTGATCCTAGTCTCTGGATCAATACTCGGGTCCATGTCCATGCATATATAAATTTCGTACCCTTTGTTTACGTTGAACCCTATAGCCCCCTTGGATTTGTTCCAACCGTTCATAGCCGTAAGTATAACGCGGCGTTTGATTGGCTCCCAGCGCGGGTCAAGATTTGGATCCTCGTGTAGTATCCATAAGAGTCTCTCGTACCGATTCTTGAGTTCTGTCAAGAGGTCCGGCTGATCATTGAGCGTGAGGATCGCCACGAGGAAGCCAACGAGCATCAAAGCTGTAACGACCTTCATCTACTATACCTTTCGAAAAGAAAACTTGGTGTACAAATCTGAAATAAGTCTGTTGGGTGTGGGAATCATGGGTTCCCACATCAAGACCTCAAATCCGAGCCTTTCTATAAACTCGGGTCCGTCTAACATGGGTTCTTCCCTCGGTCCATCTGCATAGAATGGTCCGTCTGCCAAGTTGACCCAGAGTCTATCTCCTCGAATCTCGAGTGTGTTTCCGAGCCGATCCCTCCAGGGCTGGCCATTTGTGAGCATCTCTGCCCTGGCCTTTTCGGGAACTATACCAATGAGAAGCCCGCCAGGAACCAAAGCCCGCCTGATGGCCTCCAGGGATTCTTCGTACGAGTCTACTATGTAGTGGAGTGAAAAGTTGTAGCACACAACGTCAAACTGGCCCTTTATTGTACGAATATCCCCAGGACCGATAATTCGGACTCTACTTCCGCTCTCAGCGGCTCGGGACAGAGCCTCCTTAAGAGACTCTTCGTCGGGATCTATAGCCACGACTTCTTTGGCCTGGCTCTTCTTCCATTTGTGAAGATCGCCTCCTCGGCCGCATCCACAATCAAGAACTCGAGCTCCGGGGCCAACAAATGTATAAATAATATCCCTCTTACATTTGTTATGGAGTTGTCTCATGTGCTGCGTCATTTTACTTAAAAAATAAGAGCCTTTTACTTTTAAATGGGTTCTCTCGAGCCAGACTACCTGACTGTTCCCGGCCAACTCTTTGCGTGTGTGTCATTCGTTGGACCTGATCAGCCCCAGAAGAATGAGCTTCTGGGCATGAAGATTCGCGGGTGCTTTCCGACCCGTGATGAGGCTTCCAGCCACGCCAAGCGTCTTCAGAGGGAGGATGGGCTCGTGGATATCTATGTGGTGGATATGTACAAGTGGCTTCTGATCCCTCCAAATCGTGATCAGATTGATAACGTCCACTATGCCAACGAGAAGCTTGAGGAGATTATGGTCAAGTACCGCGAGAATCAGTCTCAGGCGGCGGCAATGTTCGAGAAGCGCAAGCGGGATATGATGGCCAAGCCCCTTGAGGGTCCCTACCCTTACGCAGATCCGTCCGACGAGAACTCGATCTATTATAACCGTCCAGACGTTCCCCCCATTCCTCACCCAGCAGAGATCTTCGATAAGCTCAAGGAGGAGTTTCCCGAGAAGGACGAGGAGGTTCTGCGTCGCATGGCGGCCGCCGAGGTCAGTCTCGAGATTGCCAAGCGCAAGAAGGAGGATGACGAGCGTCGCGCGGCAGCTTCGGAGAACCCGGCTCTTCAGCCTACAATCAAGGACGGCGATCCGGTGACTCCAATTTCGGAAGTTGAACCACCTAAAATTAATATGAACTAGATAGTAGATGTGGCTCGCTCTTCTGGGTCTGGCAATGGTCCTGTGGCTTCTTTCGACCGCCTATGGACTTTTGCCGATGCTCAAACCCCCTTCGTGGGAAAATCCATTCCCAAAACCCCCATACTACGATTATGACTATATGAAAAATGTAACAGACAGTACTCGGCGCGAAGGAGCCTGGGTAGGATTTCTTCAGGAGGATGTATATAAAAACAGAACTGGACCCATCGGAGACTTCGTGGGGAACGACTCTCCGAGTGATAAAGCACCCTTGTATTTGATTACCTAGACCGAGTGATCACGACCCTTCTGGTCGGTCTACTTTCCATGAATCACCATAGGTCTCATCGTCATAAGAACCCCCATGACGATTACACCTATCGCAATCCCTATAATCAACTTGTTATCGACAAAATTGTTAGTTTTTTCCTCGAACTGGAACCTTGGTTGTTGGAACCTTGCGGGCTGCGGGGGTTCCGGATCGGGCTCCAGCCACTGGGGCGCGTACTCTGCCTGAGGAGTCTGTTCCTGATCCATTGTCATCTTCATCACTCTCGTTTTTATCTGGAACAATGAAATCATCAATGTCCGAATCGTCCTCTTCGGCCTCAATCTCCGATTCACTAAACTCTACGGCCGAACTCACGTCCGACTCGACATCTTCGTCATAATCGTCAGTTTCGTAGTCATCTTCTACTTGCTCAATAGGCTCGTACCTAACTGGAGGACGAACGGCTCTTCCGTAACGAGTACGAACTTCAGGCCCTGGTGTGGCCTCCGAGGGCGTCGATATGGGGGCTGCGTCCAACCGGGTTGACATCTATGGTATACATTGGTTTTGAATCGTTTAAGTAAAGAGTCTGTGGTTGATCTGGAATAACTTCATTTAAGAATTTAGGTCTGAATGCTGTTCCGTTCGTCACGGCCCTCTGATTCAAGAGAACCTCTCCTTCGTAGCCAAGGCGATCCGCCAGTGCATTTATCTCATCTGTAAAGTTTGTATTCATGAGTCCCAGGTTTCGTGCATGTTCTACGGCCGTGTAGAGGGCAGGACCAGTTAGATTTCTGTCAAATTCCTGCAGGTTCGTCAGAAACAATTTCCATTCTTCTGGATCCAGGCCCGAGTACTTGTGCATCTTCTTTACGAACCCCTGAAAGCGTCCCGCGCCAGGACGAGGGAAGAACGTCCATAAGACGAGGACGAGTAGAAGTATCCACACGAACAGGTTCATTACTAATAGATGGAGGGAGAAAATGCTCGCGCCCAGAAAACTCTAGACATTCTTCATCTAGGCACTTTTGAACGATAACCTTTCCGTTTATGTAGAACCACACATGATTTGATCTGTGTTCTCCCTGGATTCTCTCGCACCATTTCGAGTCAGTCTCTACATAAAATCCCTTACCCTCACCCTTCTTTGTACGTCGTACGGCGCGAACCCTTGCTCGCCCTTGACCTTCTATATTGTTTTGAATAAATTGTTCAAGATTTGAAGGATTCAGCCCGCTCGAGGATTTTGACGGGCTTTTAGACTCTCCTTCGGACCTGACTGAAAAGAGTCTGAGGTATTCAAAAGATGGGGTTGGAGAAAGAACCTTTCCTTCTGGAAGGGATCTCCACGGGACATAGGATCCACTGACACCCTTCTTCATGGACCACAAACACCTGAGACCTGAACCCCTGTAGACACTCGCGTCGATCGTATCTGCCCAGTGATCTCCTTCGAGGTCCATGAGGATCTGAGTTCTGAGAGACATTGCATAGTTTTTGTCAACTATGAGTTCGGGCCAATGAATATGAATACCTGATTTTATGAGACCCTTTTCTTCACGAGGAGGCGCCCTGGACACAAGGGCCGGGCTCGACCCGCCGACAGCTTCGTAAATCTTTCTGCAGAGTTCGAGCGTCTCGTCGTTTGAAAGGGTCTGTTCGGCCCTATAGTCAATATCAACAAAAAACCGGAAATTGTCAGTTTTTTGTTCGACGACATAGAGTTTATGTCCCGAAGCAAGATCGGAGAGATAGGCTCTCCAAAATTCATTCAGATCTTTGTCCGGGACGTGCAACTGACCTCCATTCATAAGAACGTGGGTCGGAGGTTCGTTCCCTTTACGATTCCATTTGGAAATCTTCATCTTGCTAAGAAAGAGACGGGAGTCTCTAAGACTTCCATCCAAAAAAGTCATCAAATGCGCTTCTTTTTATTGGAGGTGCCTCGTGACCCCCTATGAGAGCCGCCTCTTCAAGGGTTTGATGGGCCGACTTGGCCGCCTCGCGCTTCTCATCCTCAATCTCAATAAAATGATACAATTGTGACATTGAATATTTTAAAAAATCTGAGGGCGGTGTAGACTCGTCACCCCGAAGTTTCAAAAGGCGGGCAATGAGCTGGTCCTTCTTTTGAGTCATTTGTTTTAAACTATTTTTTTATTTTTATCTAAGGACGTATAAAAAAAGGTTGTTTCTCAGGTTTTGCTAAAAACTTTTGAAACTGGGGATTTCTGAGAACATGGGTCCTTATCATGTCCCAAAGATCCAAGCGACCCGTGATTCCCTCGAGTGTATCAAATTCGCACGAATCATTCTCGTCATAATTCTTTCGAAACGGCACCTGACGTCCGTCCATTTTTGACTTTTCCTCTTTGAATTTTTCAACTATACGACTCTGCTCGGTCTCAGACATAGGGACGTCAAAGACGTACACGTGATACACGTTGTTTACACCTTCCGAGTCTTTGAAGGAAAAACTGAAATAGGAATATGTTCCCTTTTTCAGATTTATGATCCCACGAGTCTCCTCTTCCAGCTCGCGAACCGCACAGCGGAGAGGATTGAAGATTTCACGACGGCGACACCCGCCCGTTACAAATGTCCATTCTTTGTATCTTCGGTCGTGGACCAATAGAAACTTTGCAGGTCCTTCTTTAGGACTGCTTACCGGAATCGCTATACTCTTGTGTCGCTCGAGCGGAAGGTCGTGCCGTGATGGATACATCACTCTCTACTACTGGGCTTTCAAAATAATTCGCGAGGTTACGCGTGCCTGGCTCATAAGTAATCAAAAAGAGCAGGCCCAAAAGGAGGATCCACGGCCAGACTTGCATTTAAAAAATACAAAGTATTTAATTTGCGTAAAGCACCGAACCCATACCCTTCTGGATCCGCAGGACGTTGTAGTTGACGGCGTAGAGGTAAGGTGATGATAGACCGCTGGTGGTCATGCCGTTGAGGCCGTTCGTCAGGGTAGTAGGCACGACGAGGCGGTATGTGTCGAGCCGAGAGAAGTTGAGCGTTCCGGTCGGCTGGAGCTTGGACGTGTCCAGGCAGTAGGGGATGA